ACAAAATTCACTGAAAGCGTTTAAACACTATGTCTAATTTCAAAGAAACTCTGCTCAACGTCTTGACTTGTATTGGATTAGGGCTTGCCCTCTGTGTGGGCTTGATGGCTTATTTCGATATATTGGTAAAGTGAAATTTCAACGGGTAGGCTCACGGGTTGGGTCTATTCGGTGCAATGTCGCATCATTTAATAGGTGTTCAAAATGTCAGCTTTTATTGTTTCCGACTCCCACATCAACGCTCTGGTTCGCTATGCCTCAAGGCATAAGGTGGGCGTTTCCTATGGCGCAACAGTAATGCGTTTAAACGCTTTCGGCAATGAGCAAGCCGTTGCACAGATTCTTTTTGAAGAGAACGTGAAGAGCGTTAATTATCGCTACGGAGAGAGCGAAACTACACAGATAGATTATGACCGAGGCGCACCCATTCTCACGGCTATTCAAGCGATCAAGGCGGCTCAGTGCTTGCGTTATCAGTCTTGCGAACATCCAGATTTTGAGGACTCTCTTGCTTCTAAGTTTATTGAGGCGATTATCTCCAACGCAATCCCTGACTTAGAAGGTTACGACACGGCTCAATGGGCTATTTATGACAAGGTGGCATCATGAAAAAGTTTGAAGTTCAATATGTACGAATCGAGCATCAAGTTTATTTTCTTGAGGTGGAAGCTGAAGATGAAAGTGATGCAGAAGATGTAGCGCACGATGAATTTACAGGAAGCGAGAACTATAAAGTTGTTCACGCTGAAGAGTTTATTCAAGATGTAAAAGAATTGGTGGTAACAACATGAGAAAGCCTCCAAGTGGCTTTAAGCCCAGATCATTTGATGAGCGAATCTGTGATCTCGACCATTTGCAATTCACGCACAAGAAACGAGCTAAACGAGGGTTTTATTATTGGTCAGAGAAAAGCCCCGACCAAATATTGCACGAGTTTCATTTGTCAGACTTTGCCAAGTGCAGAGCGTTTAAACAACTTAGGGTTAAATCATGAGCCAGATTAAAATTACGATCAATACAGACAATGCCGCATTCGATGACGATCTTATGGGTCAGGTTGCAAGCATTTTGGAAGGCTTGGCGCATAACTTCAGGAATGAAAGCCAAGAGAGCAATTTTATTTTAGATGTCAATGGCAACAAATGTGGTTGGGTGGGGTTTCGTGATATGGATTACACAACACCTAAATTTGAACCCGCACAAGAACATTACGAATGAAAGGCACAAAAATGACTTATTTATTAGCAATAGACTTTTATTATGACACGCCAAAAAACCGATCAGATATTGAAAAGATAATGAGTAAATATAATGGTGAGTTGAATTGCGTTACAGATAAAAATGGGATTTTCTCATTTAAAGATAATGAATCTAAACAAAAAGCAGATCACGAGCTTTACAAACTTGGGATTATTTCCGATCCCGTCACAGACAGCGTTTAAACACATTGGACACAAAATGACACAATTACAAGCACTCACAAAATGCCTAGTTCTGGCAATAACTGCACCAGACGACCACAAAGCTCAACGAGCAAGCGAATTAGCGGAAGAAATAGCTAGGGGTTTATCAGTTGACCAAGTAGAAGATTGCAAGGCGCAAGCTCTTGAATTGGTGGAGGCATTATGACTTTTAGAACTTATCTCATTGAGTTTTACCCATATCCTGATTGTGTTCACGCTGAATATGATGAAACAAGCGCAGAATCTTTAGAGGATGCGGTGGCAGAACTTAAAAAGTATCACCCAGAAGCTGAGATTTTGAACACCTACATACATACAGCGTGTTTAAACGATCTATGATTTATGCGTGTATTGCCTTAATTCTGCGAATACTTGGCGGGAAACGCTAAACCCTCAGACCCTCTCAGGAGGGTTTTTTCTTGTCTGGCGTAGGTTGGGATGGGCAAGCCCTCAAAAGAGGCTAGAAAGGGCTATTAGAGCCTTTGGTGGGCATTTCCTCGCACAATCTGCGGATGGTTTCATTCAGTGCGTCTATTTCTTCCATCTTGTTTATAGCCCAAGCCCTTCGTTGACCATGCCATCCCATTACAGGGTTGCGGTGGCAATCTACACAAAGGGCTATGCAAGTGTATTGCAGACCTTGCTTGTAATGGTGGGCTTCGCTTGGTGGTGATGCTTCACAGACTGAACACGGCAAAGACTTGACCCTTGCTAGGTGTAGCCTTTCCTTTGCGTTTAGTTTGTTGTTCATTGGGTGGCTTTTTGCTCGATACGGGCTGAGTATTGCTCTGTTCGCCACACCTCAATTCTTGCTTGTGCCGCAGTCATTAGCCATCTAAAACGCTCTTCCTTCTCCACGGCTTCCCTGATTCCCTCAAGTATTTCGATGTATTCAGGGTGGGCGTAGGCAAAGGTTTCTTGTTTTCCAAGAACTTCTGTCCCCGCTTGACTCGCCAGTTGAGCCTTGCGTGATTTGCGAAATTCCTCCAAAAACATCCTGTCGGCCTTCGCTTTTGCATACAAAGGCGCAGTGTCAATTAGAAACTGGATTGCTTTGGTGGGTTCGTTCATACATCCTCGGTTTTATAGTTCAGTTTGTGATGCTGAAACCTCATTGCCGCCTCACACTCCAACTCCTTAAATGACTCGTCACTTAGCAACCCAATGACATTGCGAGTTTGATACCAAATTTCTTTGATGGACTCGTTATATGTGCCATCCTCGTCTGATGAATACTCATAAACTACTGTAACGATCTCGCTACCCGCACCAATGGTGGTGTCAAATTCCCAAGTTTTTTCCATGATTCACTCCTGTTAAAAATTAAATATTATCAAATTGTTGATAGTTTGGAATAGGGATAAACCCTTAGTCTAAGCATTCTTTTACGCACACATCTATTCCTGATTGACTTGAATAAACCTTTGACACATGAAAGTTTACGATTTGACAATCATCCCTATAAACAACTCCATTCATTGCATCTTCTACGCTCTTGAGAACATTTGATGCGTCAGGCTTCTTAATTGGTTTCTCAAGGCCGTTTAAACAGTCTGCTATTTTCTTTTTAGAGTAAGACTTGGGGATAGGTGCTCGAATGTAGAGATACAGATTTACAGGTGTTTCAAGTGGTTCGGAACTTCCCATTGCTTCTGTTGCGGCTTCTTTGATTAAAGATTCATAGGTTCTTGTTTTGTCAGGGGTGTAAGTCTGAACAAAGTTTCCTCGCCTAGCGTATCTAGCCCTTTGTTTGCCAACAGGATCGGCATCCAACTTAAAAGTCACCATGAAAGTCATAGTAATGTCCCATCTTTAATTCGGTTCATATATTCCCTTATGCGGTCTCTTGCGCCAGTGCCATAGATTCGCTCGGCTCTCTCAAGTCTCGCCCTGATAAGGTCACGATTCTTTCCCCACTCCCAATTCCGATACAGCTCTCTGGCTTCTGCTTGCTCTAGGATTACTCTGTCACCCGCATTGGATATGTTTTTTCTGCTGTAGGCCATAATTTACTCATCCAAGTCGCCAGTAAGAATTAACGCTTCATTTATGAGGCGCAAAGGAATCGGAACACCATCTTTTACTCTGTCTAGCAGTCTCATAGCTTGAAAGTAGTTCATACGAATAAAAGTTGTTGGGTTTTTACAGTTGTTCCAGAGTCGTATCTCTGAGAGTCACCTTTGGGATACGGCATAACTTCGTATTTTAGTTTTGACCGCATGACTTTTTTGTCAGTCTTTGACCCGTGAAAGATGATGTAACGATGTTTCCTAGATCGTTCGACATAGTAAAAATCATCGCCATGAAGCTCTTTTATCTCTGCTAAGGTCAATCCATCGCCAATGGTTTTAGCGTGTTTATGCTCTTGTCCTTTTATAGTCCAATCAATTCTGTTTGCTGATAAACCCGTGTAAAGGAAATTGGTGGCTTGATAAACGTAGCCAACATGACCTTTGCTTGTGTCGGCAAACGAAACCACAATCATCGGTTTTGGCAATAGTTTGATTGAGTTCGCAACAAGGAATGATGCTTCGTTTTTATAGTTGTCCAACAAACAGACTCGGTTTAATTCTAAAACTTTGTCTGAGTATTCTTTCCCACAGATTCCCATGCAAAGTGGTGGTGAGGCGGGAATTCCGTAGGTCACTACGCCAACCAGAATGTCATCTTTGTAAAGCCCAAACGCAAACATTATTTGTGGCATCCGCTTGGCATAGTGTTTTTCAAGCAACCAAGGCTCAACTTCAAAGTTGTTTATTGGCAACACTTTCATGCTCTACCCCTGATTTGAGCCATCCTAGCCAACACTTCTAGCGGAATAGGTGCGGCTTTTTTTGCGTCTTCCTCTATTTTCAACAAAGCAAGGTTAGGCTCATTCTTTGATGGAACTGTGAGCCTCACAATGTCTGCGGGGTTTGGTTTGACAACCCAATCTGCTTTGAATGCTTGCCAACCACGAACAACACATTCTTCCAATG